AGCAGGCAACCCCAGTTTGCGTAGGTGTAGTAATGGAGAGGCGGGGCTGCCTGCTTAAAATTTATTTTGGTGGAAAAGCGGGCTTGGCGCCACTTACGCGAATGCCAGCCGCATTGGCTGCGCTCTTGTTTTGCTTCGTGCCCTTGCCTGATTTCATGGGTGTTTTCTGGCCATATTTCTGCATGTCATTGATCTCCCTGGTTGGTTTGCCGATTTTTAAAAAAAATCCCAAAAAAAGCAATTAAATGGAAACCAAAGGTTTACATAGATAGCAGATATCTATAATATTGTAAGCGTGGTTAGAGAACAACGTTTACAAAAGGAGAGCAAGCATGAAAAGACGAGAGATCAAAATTCTGACTCCGCTTGGTACTAAGATTGTCGTTCGTAAAAGCGACGACGGTAAAGAGATTCACGTCATTCGGTTTGAACCAGATGACAGGCTTAGGTATGAAATACTGGGCCCGATAATTTTGCGCGTTAACGCCACTGGCAGTTACGGATGGACTCTTAAAGAGGTAGTCAACCACGTTCAAGAAAACATTGAACTCGATATGCCGCGGTACTGGTAGGAGCAAGCATGAATAAAGTTATCACGCACATCACAATCGAAGGTAAACCTCTTTGCTGCTGTGAGGGGCACACTTCTGGACTATTAAACGAGCTGCACCTCACTTGCGGCTACGAGTCTCTGGCAAGTGCTCTAAGGGCAAAAAAGCAGATTCAAAAACACCGCCATTCAGTCAAAGTGGTTCGCGGCCATTGTCCAATCGGAGAGCAATAATGGAATCTTTTGGAAAAATTTACGGTTACACTCGCGTCAGCACAGACGAGCAAGCCACCAACACCAGCCTGGCCAGCCAGCGGTCCATGATCGAAGGCACGGCCAAGGCCAACGAGTTGCCAGACGATGGCATCACCTGGCTCGAGGACGCAGGCGTTTCTGGCGCAAAGGATTTCATGGCCCGGCCCGCGATTGCAAAAACGATTTTTCGCAGCGGCGACATCATCATTTTTGCCAGCCTGGACCGCTTCTCACGCGACACCAAAAACTGCTTGCAGACCATCGATTACCTCAAGCAGAGAGGCGTGAGGTTGATCGTCAATGGCCACGGCGACGTCACGGATGACAGCAATATTTACGGCAAATTGATGCGCGAGATCCTCATGTGTTTCGCGAGCCATGAGCGCGAAGTGATCAGGGAGCGGGTCACTCGCGGCAAGCGGGCCAAGAAGGCCAGGAATGGTTATTGTGGCGGGTCTACGCCCTGGTTGATGAAGAAAATTGGCGAGGGCCGTAATGCCTACCTGGTCGAAGATGAAGAGGAAATGGCCAAGGTATTTGATTGCTACTGGCATAACGCTTCACCGCGTACTTACCTGATCTGGGCGATGGCCGGTAAGCGTAAGATCCACGGCTGGTCCTCGCGTCGCGTTGCGGAATGGGTCTGGACCCGTTATGGCATCGAGATCAGCCATACTGCCGTGATCAAGCTGACTGACGCCTACGAGCGAAAAAAGCTCTCTGGCATTCGTAAGCAAGTTGCTGATGCGATTAGGGATGAAAGAAAGCGCAAACGTGCAGCGGCTGCTGTTAAACTCGGCATGTCTCCCAGGAGGTGGCAGTGATGGCTATACAAATCGAATTTACGAAAGAAGAGCTTCATTTGTTATGGCATACGGCCTGCGCGTCGTTTGTGATCGATGATCCTGATAGATTCGACTTCATCCCGCCGAAAGGCATGAGCGGGGAAGCCGTTTTGCGTCATATCATCGACGCCCCCCTGCCAGTTGATGTTGGCACATTGGTTTTCTTTGAATCATTCGTTGATGCCAAATTGTTCCAGGCCGCTTACTTGGACTTTTACCCGGACCGGGCTTGCTATTTGGTTTTTGACTCTGGGAATGATGAGTATGCGGCGTGGCTGGAAGTGGGCTTTGAAATATTTAACGAGGAGAGGCTCCCAGAATGAACAACGAACAATTTTTTGCAGCGGTGAATGAAGACGCGGGTTTTGAATACGTCAAAGACCCTGAAAATCATCACCTGGTAAAAACTAGAGACACTATTGCTGATTTTGAATCTGGCGCGTTGATGAATGGCCTGGAGCTTGACTCTGTGGTTGAAACAGGTTTTGGTACCATTCACAAATGGCTGTTGGGTTCGCGAGAGCTGCTTGTCATGGATGATGGCGAATTTCGATATTGTTGGAAGGATTAAATGATCCAGGAGCAAAACCCCTTTAAAGATTTTCTGCTGCGCTACCGGAATGATCCGGTGGCGTTTGTGCAGCATGTTTTAAAAACAGAACCGGACCCCTGGCAGGCTGAGTTGCTGACTGCCGTTCAGTCTGGTGAGCGTAAAATTTCTATCAGGTCCGGTCACGGTGTTGGCAAATCAACCACTGCCGCCTGGGTCATGCTCTGGTTTCTCATCTTTCGTTTTCCCGTGAAAGTTGTTGTGACTGCGCCAACCAGCTCGCAGCTCTTTGATGCGTTATTTGCGGAGCTGAAACGCTGGATCAACGAACTGCCTGATCCGCTCAAGGAAATCCTGGACGTTAAAAGCGACCGTGTTTCGCACAAGGCAGCGCCCAGCGAAGCGTTCATTTCAGCCAGGACGAGCCGTGCTGAGACTCCAGAGGCTTTGCAGGGCGTTCATAGTGATAATGTGTTGTTGATCTGTGATGAGGCGTCAGCAATCCCAGAGGCTGTTTTCGAGGCTGCTGCAGGCTCTATGTCAGGCGAGAACGCTTGTACAATTTTGCTGGGCAACCCGACGCGGTCCAGCGGCTTTTTCTTTGACACGCATCACCGCCAGGCAAACGAGTGGTGGACGCGGAAGGTCAGTTGTATCGACTCGCCGCGAGTGTCTGAGGACTATGTATCTGAAATGGCGGCACGTTATGGTGGCGAGTCGAATGCATTTAGGGTGCGGGTGCTAGGAGACTTCCCTGCTCGCGATGATGACACGGCTATTCCCCTCGAGCTGGTAGAGGCCGCTCAGAATCGCGAGGTCGTCATCACAGACGATGAACCGATTGTATGGGGGCTAGACGTTGCGCGTTTTGGTTCAGCCTCGAGCGTGCTCTGCAAGCGCCAGGGCCGAAAGATTTTGAGCCTGACGAGTTGGAAGAACCTGGATCTCATGCAGCTATCAGGCGCCATCGTTGCTGAATACGAATCGTGTTTGCCGCGGCAGCTGCCCCAGCAAATCTGCATTGATAGTATCGGTGTGGGCGGGGGTGTAACCGACCGGCTGCGTGAGCTGCAGTTACCGGCTATCGGCATTAACACGGCAGAAGCGCCTGCACTGCGCCAGACCTATTTGAACTTGCGTGCTGAGCTTTGGTTTAAACTGAAAGCCTGGCTCGAGGCACGGGATTGTTCGATCCCCAAAGACGACAATCTCCTGGCGGAGCTCGTTGCCGTGAAATATAAATTTACGTCAGCCGGTAAGCTGCAGATCGAATCAAAAGATGAAATGAAAAAGCGTGGCCTGGCATCCCCTGACCACGGCGATGCGGTTTGTCTGACCTTTGCTGTTGAGGCGGCCACGGTCATGCATCATGGCAGCCTCTCCAGCAACTGGAACCAACCCCTCAAGCGAAACCTCTCAGTGACCTAACACGCGACATAGTAAAATGGTTAGTTGAATAATTAACCATATTTGGTGGTTTACTATGGCGTTCACCGAACAAAGCAAGCCTTATCGGCGCGGACCTGGTGGCATCCAGGACGCAGCGAGCGACGTTGCAAAAATGTTGGCTCGCGGTTCAAAGAAAAAATCCGGCAAGAAAAAGAAGAAGTAGCTTTGAGCTTTTTTGATTATCTTGCCGAACTTAATCGTCGCAAAAAACAGTTAGACCAACAGTCTCAAACTATTGCTGCTAACGCTTTATTAAATCCTGATGTTCCTACCCAGGCGCAAGCTGCTTATTTGGCTGGTGCTTTTACGCCAGGAACGGGAGTAGTCGATGCTTCTGGCCAGCTCGCACCTTTCCCTTCTTCAGATGTTTCTTTGCAACAATTTCCAACTTATATGGCAAATACAGAGCCTATGCCAAGCATGGCTGAAAATATTCAGTCGGGTAACGTATTGGATGCGTTTTTGCAGGGCGTTGGTGTAGCGGGGGATGCAGTAACTGCAGTCCCGCTTCTAGGGGCGTTAGGCGCTCCAGCTCGCGCTATTAGCCGTGTTGGTCAGGCAATCAGGAAAGGGAATAAGCCAGAAGATCCAGGAAGGCTAGAATTTACTGGTACTAGTGAGCCGCCAGCACGCGATCCAGGGACTAGCCGAACAATACAAACTACAGGCAAGTACCGTGGCGCTCCATCAGGAGTAAATAGTCCTCAAAAGCTGGGACACATGCAAACACGTTTGCGTAATTATTTAGAGCTAGGTGCTCCTTATCGCGAGTGGTATGAAAAGACAAATGATTGGGTGCAACAAAGTTTAGATAACCGACCTGGCCGTGTTGATCAATATGGAGGCACGGTAGCGATAACTAGTTCTGGTACAGCAGTTCCGCAAAACGCTGGTTTCGCGATTAAAGGATATAACCAAGCAATAGTTGGCGATCCTATACAAACAGGGCGTTTCCCAGCAAGTATGGGCAAAAGCATTGAATCTGTTTTTTCTGGCACGTCTCCTCCTTTGGGACCAAAACGGGAACCGTTTTTTGAAGCTATCGTTCAAGACCCGGACAGGCTGAGACAAACTAACGATATTAGGCAGGCGCGTGCTTTCGGTTACAAGGAGCCTGATGGAGGTACTTGGAAATCAGGTCTTGGTGAAGCTCAGCATCGTTTTATGGATGAAGAAACCGAAAAACTTTTGCAATACGCGGTCGAAAATAGAGTAGGCGGCACCGACGATTGGAACAAAGATAGAATACAGGCTGCTATTTGGATTGCGCAAAAAGCTGAAGAAGATGGCTCAACTATTGAAGAAGCTGCGCGTATGTTTCAGGACTTTACGCCGCAAGCAGTTATTAGAACAGAGGCCGCCCCATCTGCCAGTTCACAACATTTAGGTGGCCTTCTCGATCCCGATAATCGAGAATTATTAGAAGCCTATTCTGCCGCTCAAGATGCTGCAATGCAGACTCCTAGCCTGCTCGATTATACGGCATCCCAATCTGGTGCAATGACTGCTCCAACTTTTAGCGGGCCAGGCGTTTACGAAGGCGCCAGCAATCCCGCTTATGCGGTCCCAGTATCAATAGGCAAGGTTTCTGAGGCGGCAGGCGATGTAATCGATCCCGCAAGCGCGAAGCTTGTCGAAGCAAATGCGGCGATGCAGGGCTTGTTGAGAGCGCAGGACACTGTCGGATACACAGCAATCCTACCGGCTAAAAGAGTAGTTGATAGAAATGCTCTTCAGGTTGATTTGGGTAGACCAATAACTCGAGATGAAATTATTGAGTTAGAGCGAAAACTGTCTGACGAATTTGGGTCAGATACATTAATACCTCTACCTGGCCGCAATGGAATAGATATCATTGTGCCAGATCCAGATGTTGCAGCAAGATTGAACAACGTCAAAAAAGGTCAAACGCCTGCTTGGCAAAAAACGCTGACCACTCTTGTAAAAGACGATTTCTCAGACGCTGAAATGACGTGGGGTTTGAATTCTGGCGGCCTAGTTGGCGACACAACAGATTGGACTTACACACCTAGCCAATATTTGCCAGCTCTTGAGGCCGTGGGTCCAGAAATGCGCGGCCTGTTGGATCGTGGGGCTGCACGATCTGCACCGCAATTAGAGAAAATTGATGCTGCGTTAGTAAAGGCTTTTCCTAAAGCGGGCGAAAGGCAGCTAGTAGTTGCTAGAACTAGGCAGGCTCTTGCGACCGGGGGAATTGCAAAAGTACGGCAGTTGGTCGAGCAGGGAGTTCTCCCCGCCGCCGTGCTTGGCGCTCTTCTAGCTGACGAATTTCAGCGTCCCAATCAAGATCAAACGAGTCGGGGTCTTCTATGACCTTATTAATCGCATCGATAGCTTTTTCGATGCCCTTTTTACGAAGCTCATCCATAGGTAAATCATATCATGTCTGAAATACAACTGGTAACAGACGAATACGAAGAAAGCCCTGACGGCGTTGAAATCGATGAGGAACTGCAATCAACAGTTCGCTTAGCCATCGAGGACGCGGTCGATTTTATCGACAACACGATGTCACCAAAGCGTGCGGAGGCCGCCCGGTATTACGACGGTGAAGACTTGGGCAATGAGCAAGAAGGCCGCTCAACTGCACAAACGATGGACGTCCGCGATTGCGTGCAGGCGATGCTGCCGTCACTAATCCGAATTTTTTGTGGCTCAGAAAAAGTAGTGGAGTATGCACCACGCGGTCCAGAAGACATCGAGATGGCCAAGCAGGCCACCGACTATGTCAACTATATCCTGCAGAACGACCAGGACCAGAGCTACATCGAGATTCTTTATCAGACGTTTAAGGACGCCCTGGTCAAAGGCAGCGGTTTCCTCAAGTATGTTTACCGCACAACAGAAAGCCTAGAAAGCGAAGATTACGACAACCTGGATGATGCTGCCCTGGCGTCCCTGAACGCCGACCCTGACGTCGAAACGACCAGGCTTGATACGTCAATCGATCAGAATCAAATGCCTCTCCATAGCGTTACCGTGACGCGCAGAAGGACCGAAGGAAAGATCGTGGTTGCTTCTGTCGCGCCAGAAGAAATTCTGATTAACCGCGATGCCCGAAACTTTGATGACGCGGACATCGTTGCGCATCGTAAGTATGTGACGATCAGCGAGCTGGTCGAGATGGGCTACGACTTTGATGAGATGACGAACTTCGCGACTGATGAAGACTCGATGTCCCTGGACAACGAAGAAGCCCGCCAGCGGCTCATGTCTCAGTTCGATGATAAAGACTACAGCGATGATGAAACACGCAAGCGCGTGCTCTATGTT